CCTTTCTGTGAACGTTTCCGGCAAAGAACTACAGAAATCAGAGTTCTCCGTTAAAGGAGACGGTCATACGGTTGTGTTAGAGGCAGCTCCATCAGCTAGCTCAAAGTTACAAATCTTTAATATTGGAAAAACCTCTTACATAACCGTTTCGCCTAATTCTATCGGTGCAGAAGAAATCAAGGACGGCAGCATAACCTCTTCCAAAATGGCCGAAGCTCTACCAGTTAATATGAACAGTATCCCTAACGGTGGAATCACAACCGATATGTTAGCAGCCAGTTCCGTAACGACTACCAAAATAAATGATAAAGCAATAACGAATGCTAAACTGGGGACTGGATCTGTTTCCGAAGATAAACTGGCAACAGCTGTCCAGAATAAGTTACTGGGTTCACAAAATGTTTCAGCTGCCAATATTGCTGACGCTGCTGTAGGGTATGATAAACTTGGGGCAGACGTAAAGGATCTTATTACATCTATGCAGAATGACATCTTGACAATTAAACAGAAACTTGGTATATAATTGTTATTATTGTATTAGGGAGAGAAACAATGGAGATAACAGCGAACGATCTACTGACGCATTTAACCAGTAACGTTTACCTGACTTTTGTGATTATACTTTTGCTACTATGGATAAAATTCGAGCCGTCCATTAAAAACTTGTTCTCCTTTATACGCTATGATCTGATTGGTAAGGATAAAATAGAAATAGAAAAAGAGAAGAATGCCTTTGAGATCAGAACCGAAATGTTTATGGACCGTATCTCTGCAAAAATCGTTAAAATTGCGTCCCTTGCTCTTTCACCGGATATGGGACGTAATTTGCTTTATCACTATCTTATTAAATCCATGCTGGTCTTACTTCGGGACAACTTTGAGAATGATCTAAAAGACTTTCGTGAGGGTAAGCTCTCAAGGGAAAAGTTCTGCTCTTACCATGATTATCACAGACAGAGTATAGAATCATTCAAGAACAAATACATTGCCGAAGTTAAAGCAAAGTTAATTGATGAGGGTTGGTCCGAAGATGATATTAACTATGTGATCAATATCTACTTGCAATGGTCCTTCTCCCAGTTTGAAATGCTTGCAGAACTGTTGGCTTCCAGTAAGACACCAGAAGAAATCATAATGGCTTGGTGGATCTTTTTCTACGAGTTCTATTCTACACTGGAAAAATTTAGCATTCTGATAAACGGAAAGATTACTGGTCGTCTGTTTGAGGGTGTGAAATTAGGCAAACCGAGAAAGCCAAAACAGGTACACATAGAAATATAATCGATTGGGTTTAATTGAGTGAGCGAGACAGAGAATAGGAGAGAATAATGGCAGATACAACTACAACAGATTTTGAATACCCAGACATACTACCCACAGACTACATTGACGAATCTCTGGACAGCATTAAGGCAAGAGATGACGCTGCAAAGAACGGCTTTCGGCGTGTGTCCTCTTTCCCGTCCGTTACTGCTGATAATGTTGGTATGAAAGTTTATCTGGTCGGGAAAGGTAACTATCAATTAACTGCTGCTGACCCTGAACCGGAATGGGTACAGCTAAATGAAGAGGGACGTTCACCGGCATATACTGACTGGGTTCGGGACAATTACCAGCCAATTAGTAAACTGCTGACATCTCTGGCTAAACTTACGGAAGCCTCGAATGCCCTCCCCTACTTCAACGGACCAGAAGATATGCAGTCTGTTGCACTTACTGGGTACATTAAGAATCTGCTCGCTTGCTCCGACAATGATGAAGTAATAGAGCTCTTGAAACTCGGTACGATGGCCAAGTTAAGCTACCCGATCAGTGGTAGCTATATTGCAGAGGGAACACTTCCGAAGTCTGCTATTTCTGAAGAGTTTAAGTCTGCTCTTGGTTGGTCTACTGGTGATATGAAACTGACCTATAAAACCACTGCTGATGATGGCTGGGTACTCGCTGATGATGGTAGTATCGGTAACACATTGTCCGGTGCTACTTCGCTTGCAAGTGCTGACTGCTATGATCTGTTTATGCTGATGTGGAATAACTCCTACTGTACACTCCAATCGTTCTCTGGTGCAACCTCTGCTAAGACCACAGCTATTCAAGACTGGACTGCTAACAAACGGCTCATACTTCCGAAAATTTTAGGCAGAGCTCTCGGCGTAGCTGGAAGTGGTGATGGGCTGACTACGAGAGATCTTGGTGGCATAGACGGTTCAGAAACTCATAAATTAACTGTTGACGAAATGCCAAGCCACACCCATACATTCACTTACGGAAGACACCAATACGATGGCTCTAAACGTGATACTGGTACTGTAATGTTCTGGTCAGGTGCTACGAAAGAAACGAATGCAACAGGTGGGAATCAGAGCCATAGCATTGTCCAGCCAACAGCATTTGTAAACGTAATGATAAAACTATAACACACATACACAATAACCCCACACAATAGGAGAGAGATATGATTGATATAAATGAAGCAGAGAAACGTCTTATTTTACACGAAGGCATGAAGCTGACCGTATATACTTGCCCAGCTGGTTACAAGACAATCGGCGTAGGGCGTAACCTTGAGACGAACCCACTGACGACAGAAGAGGAGAAAGCCTGTCCAGATGTAGCTCATGGAATTACAAAGAACGGGGCTATGATGCTCTTAAGAAATGATATACACCGCTGCGAAACCGAACTGTCTAAGAACTTTACTTGGTTTCGGGAGCTGGACAACGAACGCCAGTATGCTCTGCTTGATATGGATTTTAATCTCGGACTGGCTCGGTTAAAGAAGTTCAGAAAAATGTTAGTTGCTCTGGAAAACAAACAGTTCGATGAGGCAGCTGCACAGTGTCTGGATTCCAATTATGCTCGTCAAGTTCCAAAGAGAGCCAACCGAATCGCAACCTTAATCAGAACTGGTCATTGGGTAGAGTAATCCCTTTTCTTATGGAGCGATGGCAATGTCTAAGGCACTTAATATATTTATCGTTCTCTGGGTAATTACGATGGCGATTGCTGCCTATTTTATTAGCCAGAACAAGAAGCTTAACTCGGAGAACATAACCCTAACCTCTAATCTCACTTTCATTACCACACAACTGGAACAGACCCAGAGAGCAGCGGAAGAACGTGAGCTTGAGTACAGACGAATCGAATCAGAATCGGAAGAACTAAAGGATAAGTACAATGAAATCGAGAGCAATCCAAGTCAAGAAGAGCAGAACTGGCTCACTCAAGCTATTCCTACTTCTATTGACGATACCATTCCTTATTAGCTGTGGGACGACCAGAGAAGTCTATGTCAGTGCAAAGGTTTCTCCCAATCTGCTTGAAGAATGCCCAATCCCCAAACGTCAACGCTATACAAATAGAGGATTGAGACAGTATGCCGTTGATCTGCATGAAGCCCTCCTAAAATGTAATGCAGACAAACAGGCAATACGAAAAGAGCTGGGCGAATAACCCAGCTCTCTTACTACCATAAACAACATATATTTTAGACTATGACAATTCTGGAATCAATTTTATGTACGACTCCAGGAAAGGATTATTATCATAAAACTCCTTTAGTTTATCAGGGTGTATGCAAAAGTCAATAAGTTTCTTAACGACTGGTACTGATATATTCAAGGCTTTCACGTTGTTGTATTGAGCCGTCAGCTGTTGGTTTAATTCACCAGCTTCTTCGGCCAACAGTTCATAACGCTGCAGACAAACCAAAAGTGCCTTATTCTTCTCTTTGGACTGGTCTGGTTGGTATTCTCCACAGCCATAAGAGATCCCAAGCATATCACAAACCACAGCATATTCTTTCGCTTCCTGTTCAGAGAATCGCTTCTGATATACTTTGATAGCTTTATTCACTAGGGATTTATTGATGTGACTTTGCATTTCCAGTTTCAGGTCTTTCATATCCTCACCAAGAGCAATCTTTTCTTTAGTAATCATCAAAATCTCTCTGAATAAACTGGTCAACTTTTCCCGTTCGATTCCCATAATATAATCTGGCTTACGTTCTGCCTGTGCAGTGTCCGTTGCAGTGTCCGTTGTGGTGTCCGTTGCAGTGTCTGTCATCATATATCTCCTTTCTGTCTGTTGTTAGCAAGTTCTGTTGTAAATTTTTCTGGGTAACGTTTTCTCAATTTGTCTACGTTAATCTGCATAATGTCCTCAAGCGAAAAGCCAGCAATATCAGCAGCCATAGTTAAGTACCACATGCAGTCGGACAGTTCAGAAGCGAAGTGATCTAAAGCGAATGGCCTCTTATAGAACAGGCACTTTTTAAATACATCCAGTGCCTCGTTAGCTTCTGTTGTTAGACCGATTAACGTATAGAGTAACCGTACATTGTTTGAGAGTTCCGGCGTGATTTCTTTCCAGTCATCACGCCTTTCAGTTCTTCGACATTCAATAGTAAATTCTTCTGGTGTCATAGCACAACTATTTTACAACTGGGATAGAAGATAAGATTGCGTTCAGTTCATCAAGAGACATTCTATCTGCGGACTGTTTTTGGGTGGGTTGCGGTTGTGGTTGCGGTTGTGGTTGCGGCTGTTCTGGTTGCGGTTGCGGTTGCGGCTGCTCTACCACTACCTCTTTAACTGGCTCTTCAACAATCACTGGCTGCTCTACCACTTCTTCTTTAACTGGCTCTTCAACAATCACTGGCTCTTCAACAATTACTGGCTGCTCTACCACTTCCACTTTAACTGGCTCTGGTTGCGGTTGCTCTGTTACTACCCATACGGCTGCTTTCTCTTTAACTGGCTCTTCTACCACTTCCTCAGCTTTGTACTCTTCGTAAGCAATATTGTTCTTTTTGCAGAATCTAAATACTTTCTCCAGTGTACCAAGTATTTCGGATTCGGCAATTACTCTCTTCGTTTCACCACCACGCATATTATCGTACAATGGTTTTAAGAAGAAGTATGCCTTGCTCAGATCTGTGTACACTTTATGATTACGCATTTCTTCATCGCTGTAAGTTGACCGAGCTTCTCTTTCGGCTTTTACTTCTTTTGGTGCGAACCCCTCTAATTGTTTGAGCTGTTCGTCTGTCATTTTTGCTAAGTCTAATTCAATCTTCATGTTCTTTTTCCTTTATAAAATTGGTTTCTGCTGTATATAACTGTCCGTT